TATGGCAGAAAGAGAAGAACCAAGATTAATAGATACTGTTCCTAATATGATTGGTAAAATACCAGCAGTTATTTTGTACAATTCTAAATCTCATAAAAGAGGAGTTGGCCAATCTGATTTAACTGACATAGCTGATTTACAAAAATCTATTTATAATGAGTATTCTGAAATGGAACAACTAATTAGATTAACTAACCACCCATCATTAGTAAAAACTCCTAGTGTTAATGCTAGTGCTGGTGCTGGAGCAGTTATAGAAATGCCTGATGAAATGGAACCTAATTTAAAACCATATCTATTACAACCATCTGGTCAAAACTTACAAGCTATTATGGATTCAATTAATAATAAAGTTCAATCTATAAATAGAATAGCACATACAGGAGCAGTAAGAACTGAAAAGACAGGGATTACTTCTGGTGTAGCTTTACAAACAGAATTTGAATTATTAAATGCAAGACTATCTGAAAAAGCTGATAACTTACAAATAGCAGAGGAACAATTATTTAGACTATATGCATTATTTCAAAATACTAAATTTGATGGAGAAATTAATTACCCTGATAGTTTTAATATTAGAGATTATGCTACTGATCTTATGTTCTATCAACAAGCAAAAGCGATAAATGTTCAATCTCCTACATTAATGAAAGAGATAGATAAAGAAATAGCAAGAGCAGTAGTTGATGATGATGAAAAATTAAATAATATATTTGATGAGATAGATAGTAATTCAGAAGTTGGTCAATTTACACAAGATGAGCCAGAACAAGAAGATCAAGAAGTAGAACAAGAAGAAATTTAATGAATGTCCGATATAGTCAAAGATGCTACACTTTACAGAATAAAGCAAATAGAACTTGCAGAAGCACAATATTATAAAACATTAATAGCCACTTTAGATAAAATAGAAAAGGAAGTAGTTTCACTTGCTGGAAGATTACCTACACAAGATGGTAAATTAATAGAACTACAATCTGCTATCGCTATTAGACCACAAATAAAAGCAATACTTGAAAGAGAATATTTAGCATGGTCAGATATAGTTGTTAGAAAAGGTTTTAATAAACAAGCTAAAAGAATTGAAAAAGCATTTAAAAGAATAGGTAATATTCCTATAGAGTTTCAAGAATTAACTAAAGGAGATTTAGCTTTAGTACAAAATTTAAAGCAACAATATTTTACTCAATTTAAAGATGTGTCTAATACATTTACTAGAAGATTATCAGAAAAGGTTTATCAAAATACTCTAATAGGTTCAGATTTTACAGTATTAGAAAAAGAATTAAGACAAACTATTAATGGTATTTATGCTAGTGCAGATGACCCAGAAGCACAAAAGCTTATAGATTATATAAATGATAATAAATTTAAGAAATCTAAAAGAACAATAGTTGAACAAAAAGTACAATTATTACAATCTAAATTTGCTAGAGATCGTGCTGGAGAGAATATGAAAAGGTATGCTGGACAGATTTTAAATGATTCTTTAAGAGATTTTGATGCTACTTTAAACTTTAATAAGTCTAAAGATGCTGGACTAACTTTTGTTAAATACTATGGAGATGTAATTCCTACTACTAGAGAGATTTGCAGAAATCTAATTAATGGGGTATATAACAAGAGGAAAAGTGGACTTTTCACAATTGATGAAGTCAATTCACTTTGGAACAGTAGAGGTTGGAAAGGCAAGAAGTCAGGAAACCCTTTAGTTGTTAGAGGTGGTTATAATTGCCGACATCAATGGTCATATGTCAACCCAGATTGGTATGACAATAATGGCGAACTAATAATATAACAAATAGGAGAACTATGTCCGAAGAACAAACAAATGCTACAGAAACTAAAGTAGCAGAAACACCTAAAGAAGAAGTAAAAGTAGAAGAAACAAAACAAAATACTTTTTCGCAAGAACAATTAGACAATATAATTAAAACTAGACTTGAAGCAGAAAAATCAAAATATGAAAAAAAACTTCAAGAAGAAGAAAAAGCTAAACAAGAAATAGTTAGACAAGAGCAACTTAAAGAAGCAAAAACTAAAGCTGATCTTGAAAAGATAATGCAAGAAAGATTATCTGAAAAAGAAAAAGAACTTGCTAATTATAAAAATCAAATAAAAAAAGAAAAGGTTGATAATTCAATTCTTTCTATTGCCAATAAAGAAAAATCTATAAATGCTCAACAAGTAGTATCTTTATTAAAAGATGAAGTTAGATACACAGATGATGGTAGAATAGAAATAGTTGATAATAATTCTAATGTACGATATAACTCAAATGGAGAACTACTTACAATAGAAGATCGAGTTAAGGAGTTTTTAGATAGCAACCCACATTTCCGTCAAGGGTCATTGTCAGGTTCAGGAAGCCAGAGTGCTATTGGTGGTAAAACTGTTAAACCTTTTAATCTACAGGACTTGGACTTAACAAAACCAGAAGATCGTAAAGCCTATTCAGAATATAGGAAGAAACGAGATTCGGGGGCTGTTGAGATTAATTTAAACAATAAATAATTAATAGGATAATAACATGGCAAACGAAAGTACAAGTAGCACACTCTCGGAACTATACACTGAGATTGTAGCAGAAGCACAATTTGTAGCTTCAGAAAAATCCATCATGAGAAACTTAGTTAAAAACTATGCTATCACGGGTGGTGGAAAAGCTGTTGAAGTTCCTGTTTATGCTCAAGTATCAGCATCAGCAGTAGCAGAAGCAACTGATCTATCAAACACAGCAATCAACCCTAGTTCAGTAACTATTACTGCATCTGAGGTTGGTGTTATGACTACTCTAACTGATTTAGCAAGAAACTCTGCACCAAGAAATGTTGCGGCAGACATTGGTAAATTATTTGGAGAAGCACTAGCTAGAAAACAAGACGCAGACTTAATTGCATTGTTTGATGGTTTTAGTGTTACTTCAGGAGATGGTACTACTGCTATTTCTCCAGCTGTAATTTTTAATGCTCTATCTACTTTAAGAGCAAATTCATTACCAGCTAACGAATGTGCAGTTGTGTTACACCCTAAAATCGCTTACGATCTAAAATCTGGCTTAACTAATACTTTTGCTGGTTTAGATACAGAGAACTCAAACGAAGCCCTAAGATCAGGTTTTGTTGGTACTCTTGCTGGTATGCCAATATTTGAAACTTCAAATATGGCTAACACAGGAACAGCTGGTGATTATAAAGGTGGTGCGTTCCATAAAGACGCATTAGCAATCGCTATGATGCAAGATGTTAAAATCGAAACTCAAAGAGATGCTTCTTTGAGAGCAGATGAGATTGTAGCAACTTCAGTATATGGTGTTGGAGAAATCCATGATTCATATGGTGTTGAGTTACATTACGATTCATCTATCCAATAGTAGGATACTTTGTGAGGGTGGGAAACTGCCCTCGCAACTAACATAGGAGAATAAAATGGTTAAATTAGTATTATCAAACGAAAAAATAATTACCCTTACAAGAGGTAATAAAACAATTACTAGAAGTGAATTAGATTACGAAACAAATAAATCTATGTATGATTTTAGAGGTTTTAAAGTTGCGTCAGATGATGTAAAAGAAAATATTAAAGAAGTAGATCAGACTTTTGAAAATGAAGCAAAAGTAATACCTCTTAAAAAGAAAAGAAAAACAAGAAAGAAAAAAGATGAATCAATTAATTAAACTTAAATTAAAGAAATGGTCAAAATGGGTCTGGATTAAATCTAAAAATAATCCAATGTATTCAATCCCTTTAGCTGTTTTAATAATTTATCTAATTTGGAACTAAATTATGGCTAATTATACTGGTGCAGATGTAATAGTAGCTGGAGATGTAACAAAGTATCAACCTGATGCTTTTGATTTTGGTATTGCAAGTGGAGCAACAGAAGCAACTAATTTCTTTGCACAGACTACTAATGATATTTTAAGACAATTAAGAATAGAATGGTGGCCTGTATATAAAACAAATATATTTACAGACATTACAGTTTTAAACACAGCAGAAATGGTTAATACAA